AGGAGAAATAAAAACTAAAGAATATTCTTTTAGTGATCCAAAAATATATGATAAAATTGTACTACCAAAAGAAGATACAAATGTATTAGAAATTGTTGAAATAAGAAATGAAAATAATCAGTTATGGAACGAAGTAAATTATTTAGCACAAGATACAATAATGGACCCAATCAGAAATATTCCATTTAATGATCCAGAATTATCTCAACATCAAGGCACCGTACCATATATCTTAAAATTGCAAAAAACAGCTCGTAGATATGTAACTAGATTGCGAGAAGATAATAGAACAGAAATACAATTTGGATCTGGGATAAGTTCAGATGCAGACGAAGAAATTATTCCAAACCCAAAAAATGTTGGTTTAGGATTAAATTATATGAAAAGAACTATTGATTCAAGTTTAGATCCTACTAACTTTTTATATACTAGTACATATGGTTTAGCTCCCAATGATACAACATTAACAGTAAAATATTCTGTAGGTGGTGGCGTACAAGATAATGTTGCTGCTAATACAATTACAACAAAGCAAACAATTGAATTTGAAGATGCAACAGAACCATTAGATTCAGCTGTATTAACTACTGCATATAATTCTGTACAATTTAATAATCCTAATCCAGCAACTGGTGGTAAAAGAGCAAATAGTATTGACAACATACGACAAGATGCAATGGCCAATTTTGCAGCACAAAATAGATCTATTACAAAAGAAGATTATATTGTTAGGTGTTATGCAATGCCTGCAAAGTTTGGTTCAATATCAAAAGCTTATATTATACAAGATAATCAAGTTGATACATCTGATCCAAATAATCGTATACCAAATCCATTAGCATTAAATTTATATGCATTATCATATGACTTTAATAAAAACTTTATAGCACCAAATGCTGCAATACAACAAAATTTAAAAACATATCTAGGACAGTTTAGAATGATGACTGATGCAGTAAACATTAAAACTGCATTTGTTGTAAACATAGGTATTGAATTTGAAATAATAACAAGGCCGAACTATAATTCAAATGAAGTAGTTCTAAGATGTATAGATTATATTAAAAATCGTTTTGATAATGATAAAATGAATATTAATGAACCTATTGTGTTATCAAACTTATTCTCAGAACTGGATAAAATAGAAGGTGTACAATCAGTAGTTGATATTGAGGTGACAAATAAATTTGATACAAAGGATGGATATTCTGGACATGTTTATGACATTGGCGCAGCAACTAAAAATAGAATAATATATCCATCTTTAGATCCGTGTATATTTGAAATAAAATATCCTAATAAAGATATTAAAGGAAGAACTGTAACATACTAGAGGAATAACTTATGATATATAACATATATACAGACCGTGATACAACATTGCATGAAAAATATCCAACACAAAACACTGGTATTGATCAAATATTATCGCTTGCAAAAATTGCATCGGGTTCATTATTAAATGGATTCTATCAATCAAATACATATAATACACGTATATTAATTGATTTCGCAACTCAACTCTCAGAAGTATCAAATTCAATTGTATCAGGTGAAATACCAGTACCAGGATTAGGAACAGCTAGTAGTTCATTCTTCTTAACATTAAATGCTGCAGATGCATCTAGTTTACCAATTTCATATTCATTAATGGCCTTTCCAGTATCTGAATCATGGGATAATGGAACAGGATATTTTGATGATATACCAATTGCAACAAATGGAGCATCATGGAAATATAGAAAAGGAAGTACAGAATGGGCATCAGGATCTCAAATAAATTCAGGTGGTGCTGGTGGAAGATCTGAAGTAGGAGGAGGAACATGGTATACAGGTTCTGGATATGAAGCAACTGCTTCATTTAATTATGCATCACCTGATATAAGAATGAATATAACTTCAATAGTTCAAAAATGGTTTAAGAATACTATACCAAATAATGGACTAATTTTAAAACGACCTACTATTGATGAACGTGATAGTAGTACATTTGGAGTATTAAACTTCTTTGGTAGAGATACTTATACTATCTATATGCCAAAAATTGAAGTAGCTTGGGATGATAGCAATATTGATACATCAGGACTAACAGAACTAATAGATGATAATATTACATTATACTTTAAGAATTTAAAGCCTGAATATAAAGAGTTATCTCGTACTAAATTAAGAGTAGTAGGCAGAAAAACATATCCAACAAAAACATATTCAACAGCATCATTTTATAGTAGAATTGAGCATTTACCAACATCATCATATTATTCGATAAAGGATGCATATACAGAAGAGACAATAGTTCCATTCAATGATACATATACAAAACTATCATGTGATTCAACTGGTAATTATTTTAATGTACGATTTAACGGATTATTACCAGAACGAACATATAGATTTTGTATTAAAACTGTTAATGATGGTGGTGATAATACTAGGTATCATGATAATGGATATTATTTTAAAGTGGTGAGATAAAATGGCAAGAAAAGAACATTTAAGGAGACAAAATTTACGTAACGTACAAGGAGTACCTCAGGACCAAGAGGATATAGCATTAGAATTACAAAAAGAATTTAATGGTTTAGACAGATTTGATGAAGATATTCCAAGAGCAAATAACGTAATTGATGTATCAAACCCATCAGATAAAAGAATAAAGGATATAGAAGGAAAGGTAGACAAGAATCAATTTGGAACAATTGAATTACATGCAGGGTCACCTAGAAAATTCCTTGATATTTCATTGACAACAGAAAAGGTACAATTAGCTTCATTAAGAAGAGTAGTTGATCTAGAGTTTGAACATTTTAAGCTTAAAGGATAAATATGTCATTAAAGCAATATAAAAATAGTGCAGATATAATTTCATCTAAGGCTTCAATAGAAGGATTTAGATGGTCACCTGAAGATTATAGTCTATTGATTACACAAAAGGCTAATGCATATGAAGACCCTGCAGATCAAACAATTGATTACGCAGTTGAAATGCATGTGTATACTCCTAATGGAGATTGGCTTGCAGGTGATCATAGAATTGAAAGTGCAAAAATACCAGAAATTGTTGCAAGAAGACAATTCCTTCAATTAGATTTACAGAAAGAATTAGAAGAAGTTGGAATTGAACGAGGATCGTATAAAGTTGTATTTAACTTTATTAAGAACTTATTAGGAAATACAGAAAATAGATCAATCTTTATTAAAGAAATATCTCCTAATAGAAAGGAGGTATGGTTAACATTAGCAGACGCATTATCTACAGAAATAGTTCCAGATGATGATATACGAGTAACATTAGGTCGACAGTATAGTCAATTTAAACGATATACAAATGCAAAGTATAATAAAGGATGTAATAATCTAGTTTTAAACTTAGGTAGTAATAATATATTTAAAGTTGTAAATGCACGTATTGGTGGCGTAACATCAAATGAAGAGCTTGGAGAGTCAAGATTAGGTAAAGGCCAAAATATATATTTAAAGTTATATGATGCATTACCTACTGAGATTGTTGAAAAACAAAGAGCATGGATAGCTCAGGAAGATAAACGCCCATATATTGAAAATGTAAATGTATATCCTAAAGTTGAAAAAGAAAAGTTTAATCTAATTCAAGGACCAAACTTTGAAATAGATCATGATTATGCAATGAAAACGGAAACAGATTTTCAATCATGGAATGAATTACTTGATACAACTACCGGCACAACTCAACAAATTGTAGATAGATATTTTAGTGGTTCTTTATCTGGAATTAATCTTAATGTAGACTATAGTAAATTTGATAACTTTGTTAAATATAGTTCTGCAGAAGAACGATTAAAGAACTTTAGGTATAAGATACAACTAATTGAATATTATGATGAACAATTAGGAATATTATCACAAGCATCAGGATCAGACTCAGGATCACTTAAAGGTAATGAAGCAATTAATACTAAACGTAAAAATGAAGTAATTGGTGGATTTGATGCATTTGAGAGGTGGGCATATAATGAACCAACCGCGAGTTTATTTACTCATGGAGTGACAGGATCTACATTATATGCAGAAGATTATGCAATATCTCCTTATCCAAAATATTTAGAAGATGGTAATTATGTAGTACATCATTCAACATCTAGTTATGGACAAGCTTGGTTAGACGGCTTTATATCATCAGGATCTTTATATGATTTAGAAAATGAAGACTCATTAATAAATACAATACCAGAAAGTATACAGCGTGATGAAAATAATGACCAATATGTATTATTTGTAAATATGATTGGTCATCATTATGATATTTTATATTCATATATCAGCGAATTGACGCAAATGCATAGAACAGAAGAACATCCTAAGTTAGGAGTTCCTGGAGAGTTATTATACGATGTTGCAAAATCAATGGGGTGGCAATTAGCTAATGGAAATCAAGCAGAAGCTTTATGGAACTATAAATTAGGTAAATCAGTTTCAGGATCATTACAATCATCTGGTTCAATGTCAAGCAAATCATCTGAAGATATATCTCATGAGATATGGAGAAGGATTGTTAACAACTTACCTTATATATTAAAAACAAAAGGTACAAAAAGAAGTGTACATGCATTAATGAATACATATGGTATTCCAAAAACATTGTTATCTATACGTGAATATGGAGGACCAAAAGCAGAAGAACAGCTTCCAGATCTTATTGAAGATAGATTTTCATATGCATTACAATTTCAGTCAGCATCTATAGACGGAACAAAGTCTCCACATATTATGTACGGAATAAAAGATTATACAACAGATTTTGATGGGTGGGGATTTGTAAGAGATGGTTTATCTTCTGGCGATGAAATTCCTCCGCAGACAAGAGAATTTAGATTCAAACCAGCTATTACACAAAGTATGTTACTACTTACAAATGGTATTGAAAATAACCCTTCTGGTAATGATAGCCGTATTAGAGCTCAAATAGCCATACAACATACAGGATCATATTCTGGTTCAGGTAAGTATGGTCGAATAGTTATTTCTCATTGCAAGGGATTAGGTACATTTTCTCCAATAACAGGATCAACAGATTGGTTACCATTATATGATGGAGATTTTTGGAACCTAAGATGGTATTGGCAATACAATGGATCAGGATCTGTTAAATATAATGAATCAGATAATATTAATACAACATATTATATAGAATGCCAGAGAGCAGCAGATTATATTACTGGAAAAATAGTTCATTCAGGAAGTTTTAGTTATACACCTACAAATACAGCAGGTAAACAAGGATGGGGAGTTGGAACTAATCTCAAAGGTAAAGCAAGAATAAGAATAGGAGGTTGGCCAGGTACAGGTGGCACAAAAGATCAATTTAAAGTAAATACCAATTTAAGAAGATTTATTGAAGATGATAATAGTATTAGTTTTAGCAATGCTAAAACGCCAAACTTATTAACATTTTCTGGATCAATACAAGAATATAGAGAATGGTTAGAAGATATTGGTAGACCTGCATTTGATGAACATACATTGAATCCTACTTCATATGTATCAGGATTATCATCTACATCATCATTTGATACGTTAGTTAGACATTATCCATTAGGAGCAGATACAATTGCTGTAAATCATGGAGATGTAAAATATCAAGTTTTATCATCATCACATCCAGCTCAAAATATATTGGATGCACAACTTCCATATCATACAAGTGCTGATGAACATCTAATAGTATCAGGAAGTTCTTTTGCTACTATGTCATTTTTTCCAAATGAA